CAACACAAAAAAAAATAACACAAAAAAAAATAACACAAAAAAAAATAACACAAAAAAAACTAACACAAAAAAAACCAACACAAAAAAAAATAGCAAAACTAACACAAAAAAAACCAACACAAAACAAAAACAGTAAAACAAATAAAAACAATGGATGATACAAATTATCCAAACAACAGTAATTCAAATGGAATTTAATGACTCAAGTTAGTGGAGAAATCATCATAACACTATCTTTTAATGAACCATGTTTTTATGATTTATTTTAACTCATGTTTCGGCAGATATGAATTAAACCATGTGGTTCATCAAAAAACAAAAAAAAACAGTAAATTTTTGATGGTTCAAAATTTCTAAAATTTTTAATTAATCTGATTTTTTGATGGATTTTTCGAAATTTCGTTTATTTCTTCAATTGTAACTTATTTGGTATTTTTGTTTTAGATCTACCCATATTTTCCATTATTTTACGAAAATGAGTGTCTTTGATATCTACTATTTCTCTCAATTCTTTTATTTTTTTTTGAGAATTTGTCATATGAGATGTATCTTTTTTTTCTTCTTCATAAATAGTTTTATTAGTCATCAAACAATACAAAGCATCGTCTAAATCACCATTATTTTTGATCAAAATTTCTTTTGCTTTCTTGTAAGAACATTTGATTTGTCGTTTTATCAATGATATTTTATGTTCCATTTATAAAATAAAATATTTTTGATTTTAAATAAAAACGATGAATGTTTTAATTCATGAATCATGAAACACACCTGTAACTAATGTATGTTCCTGAAGAAATACTGTTTCTTATTATTTTTAGTATGTTTCCTTTTTTAACATTTAGATATTTTGCCATTGGATCATTTTTTAGTATGAGTGGTAATTGATATCTGGATTGTAATTTGTACATTTCCAATACTTCATTTCCTTCATTTTTTGACAATAAAATATGTTTTGGAACAAGAACATGTTTTGTTTTATCAATCATTAGTTCATCATACCAAAATATTTGTATATTGTCATGTACGATTAATTTTAAAATACTTTTGTTTGGTTTTTTTTCAATAATTATTAAAATTAATTTATTTTTTTGTTCATTTTTTAAATCTTCAATAATATGTTTGATTAAACTTGGTTTGATTTTTTCAGATATTGAAAATTTGATATAATATTTATCTGTAGAAATATCTAATTTATTTTTTTTGAATAATGTAAAAACATCTTTATAATTATCTAAATAAAGTTCTGGAGATACATGAAATTTTCTGTTTTCTAACATTTTTAAAATATTTTTTCTAACGATTTGATAATTTCTGATTTTGTCCATTTGATTTAAATTCAGAATAATTCTTAAATTAATATCAAATTTATGATTTCAAGTATCAAGGAAATGGAAAATTAATTGTCGTGTTTGTTAATAAACAAGCAAATTTATTTCAGATTATTTAGGTTGTTTGTCATCTATTATTTTTGTGTGTTTTTTTATTTGTGATATTTGATGAAATAAAATTGATTTTGTGACAAAACAAAACAAAAAGATAAATGATTGAAATTAAATGTTCTAATTGTGGAGATTTGGCATTGTTATTTAAAACTATCAGTAATGTTGTTGATACTGCAATTATCTTGTTTTCCAAAAATAAAATAGAAATTCAAGGAATGGATTGTAGCAAAACTTCTTTAATTCAAACTTTTTTAAACAAACAGTTTTTTACAGAATATAGTTTTGAAAAAGAAGAAAATTTACAAATTACTCTTGATTTCAAAATTCTCAACAAGATTTTTAAAACTTCCAAAAATAAATCTGTGGTATTAAAAATTAAAGAGCCATTTGAAAAAATAAAAATATTATTTGAAAATAACGAAACTAAAATTAAATATAATATCAATGTTCTTGAAGATGAAACTGAAATTATGAATTTCCCAACTATTGATTATTCAAATAATATTATTGTATCATCCAAATATCTAAAAAACATTGTAAGTGATTTAGGTAATTTTTCACCTGAAAATTTAAATATTTTCACAAAAAAAAATAAAATTTATTTTAGAATCAAGAGTGATTTGTCCACAGTCAAATATGAATTAAAATCTTTCAAAAAATTTAAGATAACAAAACCAAAAAATAAACTGATTAAAAACACATTGTTTTGTGAATTATCAAAGATAGAAAATTCCACAAATTTAATGTTCAATTTTGATTTGATTGACAATTTTATTAAAAACCATATTTCAAAAACCACTCATTTTATGTTCAAAAATGATAAACCATTAAAATTGTTTTGTGATTTAAAAAATAATTCGAATTTGTGTTGCTATATAGCACCCAATATTGAATAATGGCCAAATAAGGTATTTATGATATGAACCATTTGGCCTGAAAAATATCTAAATTTATTTATTTTATGATGAATTTACAACATAACGAAAAACATATGAATGATGTTGCAAAGGGTTTAATTCCTGAAAAGGTGTAAAATAGTGGGTTGGCTCGAGAGGACAAAATAAATATTATCAGAACCTTTAAGAAACATGTTCTTTAATGGATTATGGTGTATATTTTCACCATGGTTTAAATTAATATTTGTCGAAAGATATATTTTGGCTTCTTGTATGGTTATGGATCAAAACAAAAAAACATTTTAATGAATATGTTCAGTCCATTCAAGGATAACTTTATTTATTCAGTTTGGGATTATTCTAAAGGAAAGACTGTAAAAGGATAGCGTATTTATCAACAACTGATGGTTTTTAAGCATAGTAACATAACACCACCGATATTTGAAATTTTCCGAATTTCCCAAATTTTCCAAATTTTTTGAATTTTTTTTGAGATATTTAATCATGTTGAATATTGGTTCAGTGAATATATTCATTAAGCTTGGCATCAACACCATATCTTCAACTTCACACACACAATGGAAAATAATTCATATACCTCACCATTTTTAATAATATTTTTTTCAATATTACCATTTTGTACTAAATTGTTTATCTTTTAATGGACTTTGGTATGATCATATAATGGTTTCAATTAATATTTGTTGAAAAATATATTTTGGCTTTTTGTATGGTCCTAAATCAAAACAAAAAAACATTTTAATGAATATGTTCAGTCCATCAAAGAATAATTGATTGGATTTATGGTTCAACATAAATACATGTATAGATCGATTAGTATTTGTACTGTTACCAAATTTGTGGGTTTAATGAGAGAACTCTTTAATTCCATGTTGTCTAAACAGTTAAACTGTCAGATAAATTATCTATCAATCTTTAGAAGATTCCATTATTCATGTTAAAAAAAATACCATGAATTATAAAAAATTTGCTTCGTCAAAAGATATATCATGATATGTTTTAACAAGCCAAATACAAATTTGTTGAATATTTAAAACCCAAATACTATAAAAAACCATTGTCTAATGGTAGGCAAAGTGAATGTTTATAATTGAAAAAAAATTGCAAACGAAATTATAAACGTTATAAAATCATGCCAAAAAATATTTGTTAAAATGATTTTTTAGAATTGGTTATGATGACATGGAATAATTACAAAATTATGGTCAAGAAACCAAAATTATCAAAAGTGTTTTGACTGAAACTCTGTTCATAAAAAATAACAAAATTTAACTTGGACATTTTAACATTTATAACCCAAAACTACTGAATTTACGAAAAAATAAACCAAATAAAATTCACTAAATATAACACAAAAAGAAGTTTTGAATACTCTAACTGGATTTAAATTTTCCAATCCACAATTCCAAGACAAATAACCTGCCAATATCATTGAGAATAGTTTAAAAATTGTGTATAAAGCTATGAAAACTTTAAACACAGTGTAACTTGATTTTTTGGATGTTTCATCAAACTCATAATTATCATCGTCCATTTCTATTGGACAATATAATTATTATTTGCTGTACAAATTACTTAAAAAAATTTGATTTGTTAATTAACAAAAATATGAAAAACACAAAAATGATTGTTGATATTAGTTATTTTGGAAAAAATGGTGAAATTAAAATGAGGACTGAAGATTTTGATAATTTGGCCGATGCTGAAAAATGGAAGAATTACATGCTGTATATTTTGCCCAAAGATAAATTTCAAGTCATAATCAAACATAATTTTGAGAAAAATGTCAATAACAACAATGACACTGGCAATGATTTTATAGTCAACGATTTTGCATTCAACGATTTTACAGTCAATGATTTTACAGTTGATAATTTGTGTCCTTTTGATTCGAGTGAAAATAAATTTGTTTGTGGAGTTTTTAACAATGTATCTGGAAAATCTAAAAAATCAAAGAAATCTCGAGATAAAGTTTTTAAGTTGAGAAAAAGCTCAAGGATCAGAAACAGAAATTTGAGAAATTCAGTTTCTTTGTCCAACAAGAATCATGTTCAACCTTTATCTCCTTGTTTGCCTCTTTCACCATTATCCTTAAATTCTTCTGATTCATCTTTAGTCATTGAATATTGGAATTATGGAAAAGGATTTTTCTTGTGTCCTGATAAAAATCATCCAGATTATGGGACTAAATATTATCATAATGGTTGGTGGATGACCAATAAAGAAGGTCATAAAGGTTGGTTCATTAAATCCAAGTATATCAATGATTTAACTGTTAAAGGTTTAAATTTAAAATTTGTTGAATAAATCTAACAATGAGATTTCCCTTTTTCTACGATTGGTTTTAACACAGGAATAATATTTTTAAGTTTGTCCATCATATTTTTTTGTGTTAGTGTATCCTTCATTTAACTATTTATGTCTCCATTATTTTCATCTCTTCCATTATCTTTATCTTTATCTTAATCTTAAATTTTTTTATTTGTTATTTTTTCAAAAACTATTTTTTTGTAGTTTTTATAGAATAGAACAATAAGACAATATGATAGTAACAGTGCCAACAACAAAGAAAAAGTGATATTTTTAGTAAAACTATAAGATATTATTGTTATTCCAACCACAATAAAACATATTTTAAAATATTTTTCTTGATAAATCAAAATAGATATGGCTATTATTAAAAACATGCTGAGACAATCATTTGAAGTGTTCATTATAATATATCATAATATTTAATGTCAAATAATATTTGGGTTATGGTGATATTTGTCGAGATGTTTGTACCATATTTTAACTTGAAAAAATCAGGAAATTTCTCATTAAAAATATCTTTTAATGGACTTTAGTATGTTCATATCATGGTTTCAATTAATATTTGTCGAAAAATATACTTTGGCTTCTTGTTATGGTCATAAATCAAAACAAAAATATATTTTGATAATTCAGTCCATCAAAGGATAAACCAAAATGAACAAAAAAACTTGAAATATTGATTTAATGTTGGGTTCACATTTTTCAATCTTTGATTTGTTTATTTTTTGATTTGTTTCTTTTTTGATTCTTGTTCATCTACTCATTTGATTTTGAAAAAATAGATATTTTCAGTTTTTTTCCAAATATACACCACTAAAAATGGGTTTAACATATTGCACCAAATCATATCACACCTTAATTTTTTCATGGTATAAAAATTTAAGATTATTTATTGATAATTATAATGTCTTTTCTAATCTTTGATAAAATTCCTAAGCATGTGGGAAGTGATACTGATAAAGTTTTTAAATGGTTGATCAATCATGACAATGTTTATGGTTATTACAGAAGCTCAAGTTATTGTTCATGTTGTAGGTATGAATTGTTCAAGATTTATATTGTGAATGATGGTGATTTTAAAATTTATGAATATTACAATAATCCTATTTGTAAAGGTAAAAATTGTGGAACAAGATGTTCTTGTGATTTTGGTTATAAATGGATTGATTTAATGCCAAGATTAGTTAAAAATAAAACACAGGATTTACAAATGTTTTATAAAATGATTAAATACCAAAACACAGTGTACTATCATAAAATTAATGATAATTTTGTGTACAACAATGAAAAAGCAGAAAAATTTTTTTTAAATATTTTGAAAAAAAATAACAAAAATAAACAAAATGAAATTTCAAAAAATAGAGAAAATATTATTGAAATAATTGCTGATTATTTCATAGATAATAAAAATAATAATTATTATGGATATAATTTATTTCCAAAATATGGAAATATCATTAAATTAAATAATAAATATTACAAAATAAATATTTGTGGAAAACAAAAAAATATTAATCCATATAAAATTACAAAAATTATTTATGACAATTTCATATTTGATATATATACATCAAAAAATATCAGAGAAAGCATTTACGATATCGAAGTAAAAGGTTTAGAAAAATTCCATGAAACATTCAATGATTGGTGATAAAAATTTTGAATTATCAACCATCAGGAAGTATTTGAGATAAATGTTTATTAAATCCACAAATCATGTTTTATCCTTTGATGGACTGAATTATTAAAATATATTTGTTTTGATTTATGACCATAACAAGAAGCCAAAATATATTTTTCGACAAATATTGATTGGAACCATTATATAATGAAATTTATGGAAAAACGGTGTTTTTAAACTTCATTGATATAAATAATTTTTTATGGTTATTGGTTGAACCAAACCATACAATAATTGTTGAAATTCATAAATTATCAAAAAAAACTAAAATTATTTTTGAATCAATGGATAGTATTTTAAGAAATATACCCAAATATGTTCAAAATGAAATTATTGTTCATTCTTTTAATTTTTATTAATTTTATGAATTATGTAGATAGAGGTTTGATATCTAGTTTGAACATAAATATTATGGAAGATTTCAATATAACTAACACTCAAAGTGGTGTTATATCATCTTCTTTCATAGCTGGATATTTGGTATTTTCTCCATTATTTTCTATTTTAGTAGAAAAATACAACAGAATTTATTTAATGATATTTGGATTGTTGATCTGGTGTATGAGTACTTTTTTATCTGGGTTTGCCAAATCTTATATTCAAATGTTAATATCCAGACTGTTTGTTGGTATTGGAGAAGCTGGATATGCAATCATATCACCTCCCATAATAGATAGTTATTCACCAAAAAAAACCAGTTCTAGATGGTTTGCTGCTTATTTTTTAGCAATACCAGTAGGATTTTCTCTTGGATTTTTATATGGTGGAATAATAGAAAGTCATGTAAATTGGCATTATTCTTTAATTTTAGAATCTATTGTTATGTTGTTACTAACCTTGGTTTTGTTTGTTTTTAGAAATATTGACAAAACTAAACCAAACACAAATGAATCATACAATGAATTAAATATTAATCTTTCTTCCAGACAAATATCTTCATTATCATTATACAAAAAAATAAAATATATCTTAACCAATAAAATTTATATTTATGGTTTAATTGTTTATATTTTCTACACATTTGTTATTGGAAGTTATTCTTTTTGGGGTCCCACTTATCTAATTAACATGTATAATGTAACTGAATTAGAATCTGACTATATTTTTGGAGGAATAACCATATCAACTGGACTAATAGGAACATTTTTAGGAGGATTATTATTGGATAAATTAAAACATAAAGGGAAAATTATCACAGCAATAAAAATTAATATTTTATCATTGATAATAAGTTTAATTTTTTGTTTTTGTGTATTTTTCATAAAAAATCTCATTTGTTTTATTGTTCTATTAACACTAGGTCAATTAGGATTGTTTGTTATCATAGGTCCTATAAATTCAATATTTTTATGGTCTGTGGAAAATAACAAATACACAAATGAATTGAATAGTAATATTAAATCATTGGCATGTGCTATTTGTACAACAGCTATTCATTTGTTTGGAGATTTTCCATCACCTATATTAGTAGGATTTGTTCAAGATAATTTAAATAATTGGAATATCACAATGATTTTATTGACATTATTTTTAATTCCATCCGTTGTTTTTTTGTATCCTCAATATTGGTCTGCTAAAAATATGGTTCAATTTTAGTTTTTGATGAATCATAAAATTTTAATTTGTGTTTTCAAGGGTGTTAAATGGAAATAGTACTAATTTCATCAATATCTTTTTGAACAGAATCAATATAATCTTGTTCTTGATTTGCTATTTCTAAAGGTTGTATTTTTAAAATACCTCTATTTTTTTTTGTTTGTTCAGAATATTTTTCATTAGAACATTTTTCATCAGAACATTTTTCATTAGAACATTTTTCATCAGAATATTTTTCATCAGAATATTTTTCATTTGAATATTTTTCATTGGAATATTTTTCATTAGAATATTTTTCATTGGAATATTTTTCACCAGAACATTTTTCATCAGAATATTTTTCATTGGAATATTTTTCATTAGAATCCAAATGTTTTATAGTTGATTGTTTATCCAATGAAAAATCTGTTTTCCCATATTTTTTATCGGGTATTTTAAATGTTTTATCCAAAGATTTTAAAATTTTTTGATCTGTTTTATTTGAAGGTTCATTCTTTTTTTCATGAGAAATATACTCTGAATTTTTGTCCAAATCTGGTTTTTGTTTCCCAGATAAAAAATTCCTGACATGTTCCATATTATCAATAGAAGAATCATATGTATTATTTGTGTAGGTGTTTATTTGTTGAGATTTAGCTTTTATCCCTATTACTTTTGTATTTTTGGGTATTTTTTTTAATTGTTTTATGGGAATTTGAAATTTTTTATTGCCAAACTCAGTTGTCAAAGTTCCATCGTTGTTTGACCCAATAACTTTTCCTTCACCCAATAGTTCAACTCTTATACGTTTTCCTTCATATCTAACCTTATCATTAATATTGATTGATTCGTCCAAAGAACTTCCTTCTTGTATGGAATATCCATTTTGGGAGAGAGATGATTGACTTTGGGAGAGAGATGATTGACTTTTATTTCCTCCTTTTTGTTCTTTGATTTTATCTATTCCATCATCATTTGTACTGAATACTTCACCACTGTCTTTTTCACTTGTATTGATGACCACAATATAAGGGTATGGGCCATCCACAATTTCTTGAATTGTGGCAATTTGACCAATGAATTGGTTATAACGAGTATCTGTTAATTTTCCAATAAATCCGACTTTGTATTTATCTTGTTTATCTTGTTTATCTGGTTCATCAATATCTTGATCATGTTTTTCTTGTTGTTTTGGCTCAAAATCTGGTGGTGGAATTTCACCAATGTGTTTGTCTGTATCTGGGTCAATTTTTTTATGTGTATCATCTATTTTTAATTTTTTGGAGATTTTTTTTGTTTTGAAAAATAAAACAGAAATACTTGAATCATCACTTTTCAAATTATAATCGTAATTTTCTAAAATTATTTTTTGAACATTTTTTTTAATCATTATACCATAAATTTCTATTCTCTTGAATATTAAATCTAAAATATCAGATTTTATATTGGTTATTTTTACTGATATATTATTTGTGTTATCCATGGAATCATCGCTTTTAGATAATTTCCATAAATCAAACATGACTTCTTTATCAAAATCATCTTTCAAATCATCTTTTAATTCTTCCAAAAATTCTTTTATTTTAAACCCAGAACTTTTAAAAGTTTCTTCCAAATAATTTAAATCTTTTTTTTTATAAATTTTTTTTTTGATTATATTTTGTATGAAAATATTTTCTTTGGAAATTTTTGAATTATCTAATTGAATTTCATATCCAGGTAAACATCTATTGAAAACTTTTTCAACATATTTTTTCAAATTAAATATTCCATTTTTGTTAATATTTATTTTAGTTTCTTTGTTGATATCATCTAAATTATAATAATATGGATTGCACAAATGAGTGAATGACACATCAAATAAAAATAATCTAACCTCAGATTCCATTATCATGTCTTCAATTTCTATCTCTTTTTCACTGTTTATCACATAGAAATTTTTATTAACATTATCAATAGTGTTCAAATAATTTCTATAAATTTTATGATTTTTTTCATACCATTCTGTTTCTTTGGATATTTCTTTTTCTTGATGATGTATCTCAAAAAAAGATGATTTAATGTCAATTGGTCTTTTAACACTAAATAGGAAATCACCAGAAGCCCAATTAAGACCTTTTGTACAATTTTTGTACAATTCAGAACTGGAATCTAACATGTTCCAATAATAATTAGGATAATTATTTGTACTTGTAATAACTGAATTTTTGAAAATTACTATTCCATCAAGATTTTCATTGTTTGAATGATGAGTAAGATGAATAATATCATGATTTGACAAAATGGTCCCAGATAAAATTTTGTTTCGATGCAAACCTGATTTAATCAAAAAATCATAATCATGAAATATAATTTTATTATATTTTTTTTCCTCCAATGTTTTTAAAATATTAAATCCAGCACTAAAACAACCACCTTTATTTTTTTTAAATTTAGTTCCATCTTTGGTAATTACTTCAGCAGTAAATTTGTTTTTTTCATGTAAATTAGGATTTGATAAATTAGTGTTTTGTTTTATCCAATAAATATCAATAACAGATTTGCAATTAAGTTCCAAAAAAATCGTTTTGATTTGTTCAATAAAATAATATTTGTCTTCTTCTAATTCTTCTAATTCTTCTGATTCTTCTAAGTCTGCCACAATAATAGCAATTCTTTGACAACGATAACCATAATCCAACATTTCTGAATCATCCATAAATTCTTCCAGAATGGGATATTCATCTAAAAGTTTATTAGCAGGAACACTGAATTTAACAAATTTCTTTTTTAATCTCATTTTGATAAAATCGATACATTTTTTAACATTATTTTTTGTTCCAACTATAGTTATTTCTTTTCCACCAACAATACTATTATCTTTGTCGTCTTTGTCATCTTTATTTGGATGAACAAACATATTTCCAGATTTTTCAATTAAATTTTTTTCACCAGAAATCCATTTGATATCTTTGGAATATGAATCACCAATGAAAATATATAATAAATTGAAATATTTAATTAAATTATTTTTTTCTCTAATGAAAATAGAAATTAAATTTATAGATCTAGATGTTTTTTTTATTATTTTAGAAGGTAAAATAATTTTAGTTGTGATTATTTCATTAAATTGTGATAATTCATTAATAGTGTTTCTAACATCTTCTGTAAAATTTCCATCGATTTCAAATTTTGTATAACCAATTTTATCTTTATTTGAATGTCCAACTGTTACAGTGGTTGAATATTTTTTAATAATGGAATTTAGTCTTTTATTTCTGGAACCTTTGATATATTTGATCACATCATTTTTTATAAAAATATTTTCTGAAACATATTTTTTGGAATTTTTAGAGGTTTTTTTGACTAATGAATTATTATTTGTGTGATTAGATATTAGATTAATACCTGTTTTCCAATGATTTAACAAATTATCTTTAGTAATTAATTCCACAAATTTTCTTTTTGAGTTAGTGGCCAATTGTGAACAAACAATATCTCCTTTTTCAGTTTTACACCATTTTATCAATCTTTCTATTTCATCTAATTCAATTTCTACATGATTGTGTATGGGAGAAACCTCAATATCAATATCTTCCCATGGATACGTACTATTTACCATTTGTTCTTCATCATAATTACACATTAAAGATGACCATGAATCAGAGTTGTTTTTAATTTTAATAATTAATGCTCCAGTGGACAAAAGTTTAGTGTAGCTGTACAATGGACAATTGTTATCAACAAAAAATACATATTTATAATCATTGTAAGATTCATTGTCAAACATAATAAAGTTTTTTTTGCCATAATCATCCAAATCTCTTTTTAATTTACAAAATATGGAATGTTGTGGAATTTTTATAGATTTACCATCCTTGACATAATCAATTTCATAAGGAATATGTTCTAGTCTGTTAGTTTTATTATTTTTGATCACAAGTTCATTATCTGTTTTTACTACCCTGGCATCCAATTCTGGTATATATTTAGATAAAATAGCCAAATTTAATTTTTTATTTTCATTTCCATTAACACTATTCCCATAGGGATAATCACGATAAATAAAAATAGATTTTCTTTCATCCCATCCTTTTGTTCCAAATTCTTCATTTTGACATTTGAATGGGAAAATTCCATCTCCTTCTTTTAATTTGGCAAAACGCCAATCATCAATGTTTGGGAGACAAATATCATTATAATAGAAATTCTTTTCATCTGTGTTAGAACTAATAATGGGCATAAATTTAAATTCTCTTTTTACTTCAATATCTTCAAATTCAACCGTTTTTTCAATAAATTCACAATTTTCGATATATTTAATTGTGACTTCATCATCACTGTTAATTTTGACAACAACGGATGGAATAACCATATCAGAAGATTTATGATAATTGACATATTGTCCTTTAAAAAGATCATAATTTGACAAGGTTAGTTCATCAAATGGAACATGTTCTATAATGTCTCCTCTGATATTTAATGTATATTTAATTTCATCATTTTTTATTGAATATTTAATAATTTTGGCAGATTTGTCTCTGTACTTAACTATTTGGTTGTTTATCAAAAAAATATTCATATTTTTATACAAATTTTTTAATTTATTTTCTTCTTTAATAGCACTCAAATCTACATGTTTTAATACAGGACAACTAGTGGGATTAATAAAAAATTCTGCATCTGATATTTCATTATTTTTTAACAATTCTAATAATAAATTTTTCATTATGAAATAATCAGATGTTGACAAATATTTTTCTATGCTTTGTTCAGTAACTGAATGACAATCAACTATCCAACGAACATTCTCTTTTGTCATGTCCATTTCATATAACATATCTTCTACACTATCATGCAATTCATAAATATTCTTATCAGAATGATTGATAAAAACTATGAAACATACAAGAATATTATTTTTAATTTTTATGAATATACCCTGTTTGACAAGATAGTATAACACAAAAAAACTATTTTCAAATGATAATTGATCTATTACAGAATATTTATCAATTGCTTTTTTCAAATATTCATATTTAGAATGATTCAAATCGTCTGATTTATTAACAATGTAACTTGAACCATTATATTCCCTTTGTAGTTGAATATGTTCTTCTATGGTTGTTTGATTATTAGATGCGAAAACTATGTTTCTTAACAATTGTCCTACAAAACGTTCTCCAGTTTTTAAATCTAATTTACATTCTTCCATTGATTTATAACCACCTCCCATTTGAATATCCAATCGTCTACTCATTTGTTCTTCTAGTTGTTTAGCTATTTCTCTTCCTAATAAATTTATTTTATCATCTGTACCGAAATTTTTGATTTTTCTCCAAACAAAAATTTCTCTATTTTTAGTTTCATTGATATTTTTAAAACGTATTGTTCCTCTTGATTCTATAAAATTTTCTAAAATTAATTTTTTTATAAATTTATTAAAAAAAGGATAATTAGGAATATATAATACTAAATGACCACCTATATACAAATTTTCCAAATTTTTATATACCAAAACATTAAGGAAACCTTTGATCCATTCTGTTTCTGTTTCGAATTTTTGAATTGATTGATTTTTATGATTTTCATATTCTTCTAAATCAAAAAATGGAGGACTTGAAAATGCCAAATCATATTTTTTTTCCACAATGGCTTCTTCAAAAGGTTGTGTAAAAACTTCATATTTTCCAACATCATGATTTTTAAGAGTTTTAATTATATTGGAATATTTAGGTCTCAAACATTCTGAAGGATCATAACCAGTGTACAATTCACATTCATCATAAGCAAGAGCCGCTATTAAACGATCACCCCAACCTGCTGATGAATCTAATATTTTTTTGGCACCAAAACTTCTGTAAATACTCAATGCTAATGTAACATAGAAATTATTACAATATTTAGTAATTTTAGAAGAATGTTTTGCTAAATTAAATGTGTATTTTTCAAATTTATCTATGGAAAAATTTCCTGATATTAATGAATTTCTAATAATATTTTCTTTATTTCTGGAATAATATTCATAAATTGATTGTTTATAACCATTAAATTTACATTTAATTCTACAATCATTAGAGAAATAATCGGTTATTCTTACAATATTTTTAATTTTTTCATAGTCTATTTCTATTAATGATGATTTGTTTAGATTTTTAATATCTATTATGTATTTGTGTTCTTTTAATTTTTTAAAATTTTGGTATATTTGTTCAAGAGAAATAAAATATTTAGGATATGGGAAATCTAACTGTAAAACAGATGACATGGAAAAATCATCTAATGGATATTTTGGTTTATTATAAATAAAGTTTTGGACTGGTGTATTTCCTATTCTAAAAGTATCATCTTTTTTAGTGAAACCAACCTTAGTTAATAATTTTTGAGATCTAACATTTGAAACATGTGTTTGTGCTAAAAATATTTTTTCATTTGGTTCATAATCCATCATTTGTTTGAGGGATTCTTGTAGACTTTTGGTTCCCAATCCTTTATTTTGAAATTTTTCGGACAAAAATATTCGCAAACTAAATGGAAAATTTTCATCATCATCTTTAATTCCTCTATTTTTTTTTTTCCATTCAATAAGTCCAGAAATTTTTTTAACACCATCAACAATTGATATTACGATCCATGAATAACATTGTTTTTCAAGTACATTTTTAGACCACAAAAAATGATTTTCTTCAACATATTTTTTGGTCCAATCATAATCCCATATTTTTCCATTTCCAACTTTTTTCATAACAAGAGGATTTGACACAATATCAAATAAATCTTTGATATGTGAAATGTTCAATGGTTCTAAAAGAATATTTGTTTGATATTTTTCTTTTTCAAATGAAATATCAATATCACAACGATTTTTAAAAATATAATACCTATTTAATTCACTATATTTTCTTAATTTAACATTTTTTTCTAATTGTGTTATGATAGATTGTTTATTTATTATTTCATTATCCATGATATTTTTATAAACAACATCAAATGTATCGCTACCTTTGTAAAACACTAATTTATCAAAATCTTTGAATAATTCTGGATTTGAGACTGTTTCTAAACCATATTTTCTGGCAATATTTGTGAGAAATTCACTTGAAACCAAATTTTCTTGAACAGAATCATCACCTGCAAATGTTTCAAAGGAAATTTCGACCGGAAATTTCAATGATGAAACATCCGTTGGTAAATTTGATAGATGTTTTTGATTTTTTAAATATTCTTTAGTTTTCTTAATTTTCCATAAGATTTTTTCTTCACCAGAATCTAATTGTATTATTTCTTTTATGGATTCCCTATCTTTTAGTTGTTGAAAAACTTTATTTCCATCTAATGTTGTAATTAGCAAATATCCATTTGGTTTCAAATATTTTTTGATATTGTTAAACAATTGTTCAATTTTTCTAGTGTCATCAAATATATAATGAATCGAAAAAAATATTGTTATAATATCTACTTTAATATTCAAAAAATTAAGTCTTAATTTTGATTTGAGAGATAAATCTTCTGACATGTCACCATCAAAAACATAGAATTTGGTATTTTTAATCCATCTTGACTTTTCAATTAAATTGTGTGTTTTTTTATCATCATCTTGACCAAATTGATTAATTCTTCCCCACAAGGTATTATTTTCGTTATCTTGTCTGGTTCCTAAATTATCTTTATCTAAATCCATAGCATAAATTTCATCAAATTTGTTAAAAAACCATTTATTTAAATCACCTCCAATACCAACTGACATATCAAAAATAGATATTTTTCTATCATCATATTTGATTGGTTTGGAACCAGATAATAATTTGCTTTTAACAAAATTATGAAATGCTCTCATTGGTGCAGTATATTTTGAACCTTTTTCTGAATAATATTTTTTTTTATGAATTATTTCATTTTCTTTTTCCAAATTATCTTTTCTTACTTTTAACCATGTATTTATTGTATTTTCTGTAATAAATCTTGGAACAACACACATGGTTTCTAATTCTTGTAAGAAAAGTTTAAAAGCATATGGAAGTTTAATTTTAAAATATTCACAATCTGTAACTCCAGATAATATTTTATTTGGAACATTATTTTTTAATAAATATTTAGTTTTATCGGAACTAAAATCAGCATAAATATTTTTTTTAGGATTTGCTATGGAAACTAAACCACTTTTGTTGGATGTCCAAACATGATAGTTATCAGCTCTTTCTAACATAGATTCTTTAAGAAAGATAGATGCTCCATGTGATATTAAAGCATCTCTTTCCATTTCTCCTATTCGTAATCCACCTCCCATAGCTCTTCCTCCAAGAGGTTGTTTAACTAAAGTTGTATTACTACCAGTAGATCTAGAGAATGCTTTTTTGGAAACTTGATGGGTTAATCGTAGATAAAAGGTGGGTCCAATGAATATGGACACTTTGAGTTGGCGTCCCGTTCTTCCGCTATATAAAACTTCATTTCCATGTTTCTCAAAACCACATTCTTCCAATAAAGAACACATTTTAGATTTATCTATATTAGTAAAAGGAGTTGAATCTGAACGTATTCCTAATTCGGCACTGGCTTTTCCCATAACACATTCCATAAATTGTGCTATGGTCATACGACTTGGAAATGCATGTGGATTAACAATCATATCAGGTGTAATACCATTTTTAGTGAATGGCATATCTTCTTGTTTCATAACCATTCCTATTACTCCTTTTTGTCCATGTCTGGAACAAAATTTGTCTCCTATTTCGGGTAGTTTTTCTTTTCTTATTCTAATTTTACATAATTTGTATCCATCATCTCCTTTATCCAAAAAAACTTTATCTACATATCCTTTTTGTGTTCTTTTTAAAAAAATGCTACTGTCTTTATAGATTAAATTATTTTTTTTATCACGTTTTCCAGTATTCATGACTTTAGATATTATAATATCATTTTCATCCACATATGCTTCTTCTTTGATAATTCCATTTTTATCTAATTTAGAGAAATTTCCTGTTTTTCTTCCAATTACAGTATCTTTAGGATTGTATTTAAATAATTCTTCTAATCCTGTATATTCAGATTTAGATTCTCTTTCTACATATGTTTTAAAAATCATAGTTCTGAATAATCCTCTGTCTAATGAATTTTTATTAACTATTATGGAATCTTCTTGATTGTATCCAGAATAACAAGCCACTGCAATTATGGTGTTCATTCCATAAGGTAATTTATTGCCATACAAATATTTTTCATATCTAGTTTTGATGAGTGGTTTTTCACCATAATAAATTATTTGTCCTTCAGTATCCATTCTATTTTTAAAATTTGTTGTATAAATACTGATTGCTTGTTTAGATTGACCAGTTGAAAATAGATTCCTTGGAAATTGATTAGAATCTGAAAAAGGAATTATTGAAGCTAAAGTTCCATAAATTAATGTGGGATGAATTTCACAATGTGAATATTTAAATATTTTATCTTTTGAATCTAATTGTTCTGGCGTCATGGCAATAAATGATGTGTTGCTCTCTTCAGTATCAACATATTCGATTATTCCTTCAGTTTTGATAAGTTCATCTAATAAAACTCTATTCAAATCTGAATTTGAAATGGCCCCGTTAGATCCCACAATATCATGATTTATTGAAATAATATTTTTAATTAACAAATTTGGAAAATGAAATCTAAAATCATATGGCTCATAAATGATTTTTTTAGTTGAAGATAAATTTTCTCCATCTCCACAAATTAAATTATACCAATTAATTTCTTTGTTTTTTAGTTTCAATAATAATTTTTCTGTTTTGGTTTTATTTTTGATATTTTCTGCTATAAATATTGGTCTACAACTTCTTCCAGAATCAGTGGATATTTTTATTACTTTATTTTCAATGTACCAAGCTATAGAAGTATAAATATTGATTAAAGCATTTCTACGCAAACTTTTCAAACATCTTGTCAAAAATTTTGGTCTTTCATGAACACCAACTAATCTTTCGTTCAAAAATATTTTGGTATATTGATTAATTTGTTTAAATTCCACTTCACTAAAATATAACATTGAAAACAATCTCAAACATTTTTCAATTGGTTGAGAATTACAACCAAATGTTACATGGGACAACAATGATAGATTTTTTCTAATACCAATATTTCCACCATCTGGTGTTTCTATGGGACATATAATTCCCCAAGAACTACCATGTAAAGAATGTGGAGCTCTAATTTTAGCACCTTTAGGTAAAGGTGTATTAATTCTTCTGAGATGTGATATTGTTCCTAAAAATGATAATCTATTCAAATCTTGGACAATTCCAAGTTTATTACCTCTGGCATGTTTAAGTCCCCAAGCATTTTTAAAAGCAAATCTAAAACCCTCATCTATCCACAATGAACTAAATATTTTATTAATATTTTTTTCATTGATAATATTTTTTAATTCTAATTTACCTGTAATTTTTTTTTCTGTTGTGGAAAATCCTTGATTTATCATGTGTTCCACATTATTCTTAAATCTAAAATATAAATCTCTAAAAATAGTTCCAACCAAAAATCCTGATAAATCTACTCTTTTATAAATAAAACTATCCCTGTCTGTAGGTTCATGATAACCTAAATATACTTCCAATGTTTTTTTAACCATATGTCCTAAAAAATATGCTTTCTTAATAAATTCTGTTCCAACATGAGGAAATAAATAATTTTGTAAAATATCCATTATATAAACAAATTCCAATTCATCTTTTCTTTTCAATTTGCTTAATAATGATTTATTTTGTTGTTTTTGGATATTAGTTCTAAGTTCTCTTGAATCTTCCAGTAATTTTTTTTTTTCTTTTACAAAAGGTTTGATTTTATTTTGTAAATATTTGAAAGCTTCTTTTTGATTTGATACCACATAACCATCCTTAACAGAATTTCTTAAGATATCCATAAATTTAGTATTTTTAGGATCGTCTAAATCATATAAAATATATTGTAATATTTCTTTGTCAGATGTTACTCCTAAAGCACGAAATAAAACAAATAGTGGAACATTAGCTGAAAAATCATTTTTTCCTATAATGTTTGGAACTAACACTCTTATAGTTCCTTCATTAATTAAAAATCCTCTATCTAATCTGCCTTTTTGCCTTAAACATCTAACTCTTGTTATTCTGGCTGGTTGAAATTTATTTTCAGGACTACTCCTTATTTCTGATTCAATCAAATATGGTAAATCATCTTTTAATTTTTTAATATAGATTTTATTTTCTACTTGTCTTTCTTGAGCTATTAAACTTTTTTCTTTACCATCAATAATAAAATATCCGCCTTGATCATACATACATTCACCCATATTATACAAACATGTATTAGATTGTTCATTTAACACACATAATTTACTACCTAACATAACTGGAACAAAACCCAGATTAATTTTTTTAGTTTCTATTGGTTCAGAAATATGTTCCCAAGAATCATTGATTGAAAATTTCATAGGAATTTTATTAAATGTGATAAAAACATTGACAAATATATTAACACCATATGTAAGATTTTTTAATCTTGCTTCATTGGGATAAAGTTGTTTAATTTTGTTTTTGTAAATAATTTTACCATCTTCATTAATTCCTATTTTTTCATTAACAACTGGTTTGGAAATAAATATTCCATTTCCATCATTTAAAATTTCATGTTCATCTCCAATTTTTCTTACACTTCCACCAACATTAATTTCAATGGTATATTTTTTTGGTTCCGAACCATAAATTAAAACCATTGGATTAAATTGTCTTATTGTTTTAGGAATTTGTTGCATAACAAACATGTTGTATGAATCAAGTTGATGACTTACAAGGTTTTTTTTAACAGTTTTGAAATAACTATCAATAATTAACCATATTTTATCATTTATATGGGACATTTAATATATATATATATAATGTTTTAAGATTTTTGATTAAACTACAAGTTAATTTTACAATTTAATAAATTATTTGAAAAAAAAATAAATTAAAAACTATTTTAAAATAGTTATTATTGTGTATTGATATTAAAATTTAAAATAAATACCATAAATATATATTGATAGTTAAAAAAGTTTGGTAATTCCAAACAGTTTATTTCACACTTGAGGTGATTGATTTAATTGATAAAAATAAAGAGCCGCAACACCACCAACAACTTGAGCACCAACATACAATGATAAATCATTTAATGACAGAGATTTTTTCAAGTACATCATTACTGAAACAGCTGGATTGAAATGACCACCACTTATATGTCCGGCTAGGTAAATTGCTGCTAATAATCCAACAACGATTGGTATTGGTTTGCCAACAGATAAAATTACTGATAAAAATACGAAAGTTCCGAGAAATTCAGCTAAATATTTTAACATTTTATAATATATGACAATATTTTTTTTTAATGAAATTTCATAATTAATTATTTTAATTTTTATTGATTTTAATCTGTTATATCAACAAAATAAATCACCACACTTATAAAAATTAATGTTATTCCACTGTAAATCATGTTATCTTCTTTTAGAAAAATTTCTAATGTTTTTTTGAAATATTTTATTATGTATTCCCACCAATAATTATATTCATCATATGAATCCATATTGGTAAATAAATCTATTAATTCATTGATTATGTTTTGATGGACTTTTGACCATCTTTGAACAACTTCATGAATAGTTTTATTAAATATGTTTTTATTTTTGATATTTTTGTCAGATAATTTATTACTGAGTTTATTCACTTTGTTTAACACATTTTTTTCAGAGTCACTCAAATATTTAGTATGATTTTCATCATCCATTTAATAAAACATAGATAAAATATTTTTAGGTTTTAATGAACTGATTCATTGCGTTTTCTAATCTTGAAAAATTTAGTTTTATGTTATAAAATGTCACATTTAAACACTGATGAATTAAATTCTAAATTTTTTCAAAATAAAGTATATTTTAAAGCTATGGCAACAAAAATCTGTAATAATGAAAAAAATATTTATGAAATTATCAAAAATCAAAATAATGAAAGTATAATTTCTATTTTAGCAGAATATGAAAATAAAATAGATAATTTACAAAAAAAATTAAACTCTCTTGAAGAAAAAATCAATTCTTTAGAACAAATATCCTAAGAAATTATCTCAATTGTAAAACATTTGTTTAATATTTATTTAGGTTTTATGTTATGGTTATGACCAAAACAAAAATACCACGAAATATAAAAACTTGATTCATTAAAAACATGTAATTTTTAGAAAATTTAAATATAAACAGAAATATCTTCTGGCATTTCTTCTATTTCTGTATTGTAATATTCCTGAATAGTTTTTAATTTTCTTACATCATCATATGTTACAAAATTAATAGCCAATCCTTTTTTTCCATATCTTCCACTCCTTCCTATTCTGTGAATATAAGTTTCTTTTCCAGGAATATCATAATTGATAACTATACTTACTTGTTGAACATCAATACCTCGAGAAATTAAATCAGTGGCTATCAAAACTCTACTATCACCATTTTTAAAATCACTCATTACCTTTTTTCTTTCCTCACTTTTCATATCAGAATGAATACATTTAACAGTAAAATCACGATCCTCCAATTGTTCTTTTAACCATTCAGATGTTCTTCTTGTGTTACAATAAATTATTGATTGAGCTATTGTCAATTTCCCATAAATATCACATAATGTATCTAATTTCCAAATTTCTTTTTCAATTGCTATGTAAAATTGTTTAATTCCATCTAATGTTAATTGCTCTTTTTTAACTAAAATTTTAATAGAATTATTCATAAATCTATCAGTTATTTCCAATGCTTCATATGGCATTGTAGCACTAAATAAACACACCTGAGAAGTTTTTGGAATATATTGAAATATTTCATATATTTGATCCAAAAATCCTTTAGATAACATTTCATCAGCTTCATCTAAAATAAATAATTCTAAATTTTTAGATTCTAAAAATTTATTTTTTAACATATCAAATACTCTTCCAGGTGTTCCTATGATAATTTGATAATTATTTCTTCCGATATTTTTAATATCATTGTTTCTGCTATTTCCACCAATTAACAAATAACTTTTGATTTTAGTGTATAAACTCAATGAATTACAAACATCAAATATTTGTTGTGAAAGTTCTCGTGTTGGAGATAAAATTAAAGCTTGAGTATATTTTTTTGTTTCATCTATTCTCTGAAGAGTTCCTATTATAAAAGTTCCTGTTTTTCCTGTTCCAGATTGAGCTTGTCCTGTTACATCTCTTCCTTTAATAATAGGAACTATAGCTCTCATTTGAATAGGACTGGGAGTTTCAAAACCATATGCAAATATTCCTCTTAACAAATTCATTTTCAAATTCATTTTATCAAAAGTTGTAAAACATTCTAATTCATCTGATTTAATATCTTCAAATTCTTCATTTTCCTTGGTTTTATTGGTTTCTTTTGTTTCCTTGGTTTCCTTGGTTTTATCGGTTCCATTGGTTTTCTCAGTTTCCATATAATTTGACTTAACATTTGACATTGGTTTGATCTAAATTTAATACTTTAAATATAAATCAAATTTTTGATAATTTTGCACACATGTTTTTAATGAACAAAAATTATCGAAAATTCAATGGTGTGAATGGTTACTAACATATCATTAAAAACACAACATATATTAATGAATAGTAAAATTTTCTTAATTCATGGATTTTGTGGTATGCCCATTACATTGTTGCCAATAAAATGGGCTTTACAAAAAAGAGGGTATAAATATGTTTATACTGTTAGTTATTCTTCTATTTTGTCTCTGGAAAAAGCCACAAACAGTGTGTTAAAACAAATTAAAAATATTGTTTGTTCTAATAATAAAATTATTCTTATTGGATATTCTTTCGGAGGGATCATTTCTTATTATATTAGCAAAATTCTAAAAATTTATTTGATGATTTTAATAGCATCACCATTAAAAAGTTGTATTTTTCTAAAAAAAATTAATTATTATTTACCATTTTTTATAACTAATTTTGCTAAAAAAATTATACCACCATTAAATGATCTTTTAATAGATAAAAACATAGATATTACAATTCCATATTACACAATTACAACCAATTTGTTTTGTACAAATGATTTTGATGGAAAAATATATCTGGATGATGCCATCATTGACAAAAACAAAAATATTAAAATAATTAATAGTTCTCATGCACTTTTATTAATAAATCCAATTTGTTTTCAAAAAATATGTGAATTATTAGATAATCATTGTACCAAAATATCTTGTGCAGATGGTTTTATCAAGATTGATTTTGTGTAAATTTGGAAATTATAATCCAAATTTTTTTTTTCTAATTTGAGTAGCAGAAATTCCTTTTGTATATGGAATTAAAATTATTTTTATCCCTTCATCTTCAATAAATTTTCTTCCAGGAAAATTAGGCATGTCATTTGCTCTTATATAACAACTTTTTGAAATATCATTTTTATTAATAATGGCTTTTAAATAAATCGTTGGATCTTTATCAGAAACAATAAATACACGATCAACATGTTTTTTTAAATTGTCTAATCGTTTGTCCAATGAGTCATGATGAAAATTATTGAGATTTTTGAGATATTCTATACTTTTATCATCATGAAGACCAACTATAATTTCTTTTCCATATTTTTTCATAGTTTTTATTAATTTTATATGTCCTTTGTGAAATTGATCAAAACATCCAACAGTAAAAACTTTATCATACATATAAATATTAATGGATTATTATTTATCAAATTAAATTTGGAATTATCTAAATTAAAAATCATGATTTTTTGATTGGACCAATACAAAAAAAAATTTATTAAATATATTTATATATTTGATCATGAAAAAAATTTGATTTAAAGATTAATCTAATTTTTAACTCACAAATGAATTGTATTGTAAAACCTAAAAATTTTGATATTAACAATGTTATTTTGTCTGAACCTATTGTTAATAATTATGGTGGAAAAATGATTTTTTTGAATTATTTGAGGGATAAACAACCTATCATTATTCAAACCCCTAAAATGAGACAACCATATGATATGAATGAGTATAAACCTAAAGATAAAGGCAAAGAAGATGAAGATCCTAAATATTCGATTAGCTTGACTTTTGGTGACCTGGAAAAAGATGAAAAAATCAATACATTTTTTGAAAAAATGTCTAGTTTTGATGAACAAATGATTCGTTTGGGAGTTAAAAATAACAAAAAATGGTTCAAAGCTAATCATACCAAAGAGGTTGTTAAAGCTCTTTATTCTCCTATCATTAAATACTACAAGGATAAAGAAACAGGTGAAATTAGTGATAAATATGCTCCTACTATTAAACTTAAAGTTCCTAGAAAAAATAAAGAATTTAATTGCCAAGTTTTCAATGACAAAAGAGAAATGGTCAACCTTATAGATGTGGTCGGAAAAGGGGCTTCGATCCAAGCATTGATCAAATGTTCCGGAATTTGGTTTGCAGGAAGTAAATTTGGAGTTTCTTGGAGAATTGAACAAATGAAAGTTACTCCAAGCAAAAAACTCCAGGGTTATTCATTTTTGGAAGATAGTGGAGATGAGGATGAAAATGATGAAAATGATGAAAATGATGAAAATGATGAAAATGATGAAAATGATATTGTTGTATCTGAAAGTTCCACTGATGAAGAATCAAACTGATAATTTTTATTATTAGTTTTGATTATTAATTTGAGCAAAAATTTTTTTTTTTAGTTTACAATTCAATTCAAATATTTTCTGAAAAAAAATATATATATATTTATATAAATGAGTTCAGTAGATACAAATCAATTATTTGAACAACATGAAAAATTAATTAGTACCGATCAATCAGGTGGTGGTGTAGAATCAGTAGATACTAATCAATTGTTTAATAAATTTTTAGACGAAACAAAATCTGTTCAATCAGGTGGTGGTGTAGAATCAGTAGATACTAATCAATTGTTCAATAAATTTTTGGACGAAACAAAATCCATTCAATCGGGTGGTGGTGTAGAATCAGTGGATACTAATCAATTGTTCAATAGATTTTTGGACGAAACAAAATCCATTCAATCGGGTGGTGGTGTAGAATCAGTGGATACTAATCAATTGTTCAATAAATTTTTAGACGAAACAAAATCTATTCAATCAGGTGGTGGTGTGGAATCAGTGGATACTAATCAATTGTTTGATAAATTTTTAGATGAAACAAAATCTGTTCAATCGGGTGGTGGTGTGGAATCAGTAGATACCAATCAATTGTTTGATAAATTTTTAGATGAAACAAAATCCATTCAATCAGGTGGTGGTGTGGAATCAGTAGATACCAATCAATTG